TAACAAGTTTGTAACGAAGCATTTGTGACTCATCAGGTAAGGCTTCTAATATAGGCATATTCTCAATTACAGCTCCATAATAGTTTGTTCCTAAAGTATGTGCTGGATTCCATAGATCATAATCTATTTCGTCATCACTTAAAGCGAATTTGGTAATGCTCAATTGACCACCACTGGCCAAGATTTCACGACCTTTATTTGTTAATATTGCATCTACTGTTACCGCAGAATTATCTAAGTATCCCAATTTATTTAGTTTTTAATGTTAATAATATGTAAATTTTAATTTTTGTTTTTGTGTTTGTTTAGCTCTACCGGATAGAATATTATCTATGCTACTAGTTAATATATTATATTTTTTTGCTGCCTCTTTAATGCTTTGAAAAACCTCACCCGTGTTTATACATATTATAGAAGTTGTATTTTTACCCAACATACTTTCACTCATTCGCTTTCTTCTCTCATCTGTGAAGATAACATTTGCTCTCGCTTGTTTTAGTTTTGTTTTATGCTCTTCTGTGAATGGTAAAGTTTTTCCACTCTTATCTTGAGTTTTGGTTAATCTACAATTCAATCCATCTTGTAAGGTGTTAAAAAGCTCTTGATAATATCTTTCCTCTCTATTTAAAGAATCCTCCTCACACTCAAGTAGAACTTCATACTTATGATTTTCAGGTCCATATTTTACGAGAGAATTATATAACTTAACCTGACCTTTTGCTCGTAGTTTATGGTAACCACTCCATCTACCTTCTATGTTAGTGGATTGGCCAATGTAGACTCTACCTGTTGGTGATGTTATCTTGTAAATACCTACCATCTAAGTTGGTGTTGTTTTTTATATAAATATACGTTATTTTATTTTTCCTAATCTATTTCAAAATTTCCTGTAAATCCTGGCATTACTGATAATTGTGTTCCACCTCCAACAACAACTTGTACAACTGGTCCTTTATCTATAGTATCCGGACTATCAATATTAAAATCAGCAGAGGTCATTTTTGATCCATCATACCTGGCATTTCTCATACCATAACTATTCTGTAAATGGAAATCTTGTACATCAGCTCTATAGTTTAAACACTCAACTTTTAATTTTTTGATAGACACAGCACCAGCAGCTAAGAAATCTGTATTCAAGTTGAATACTAACCAAGGTCCTGTTGCTTTTGTTGTATAAGTTACAATTGGTGTTGCTGATGGATAAACAGAAAGTGCATTTTTATCTGATCCAACATCTCCAAAATATATATCAAAGTATGGTAAACTAGTATAGGATGAGAAGTTTGTAGCAAACTCAATATTAATCCTATACAATCTATTGTGGGTAAGTGGATCCTCTTGTTTATAGAAGAATGCCGGTAGTTTAACTCTAGCATTTACTACAGTTTCCACTCCACTATCAACTGAGAATTGAAGTCCGTACGATCCTGATAAACTCCAGTAGTGACTTGTACTAAAGGCAACATAATCGCCAACATTGTTATCATAAGTAGGCTCTATACGTAGACCATAGACAGATGTCCAATCATTCTGATATAAGGCTTGGGATGAGGAATATATTGTTTTATAGTTGTTTGCAGCAGATTTAGCATATGCACTAGGTACATTGAATGCTTTGCTTCCGTATATATCAATATCATATCTATTGTTAGTAACATTTGATATCTCACTAATTCTACTACCCATTATTACTGGACCTAGAGGTTCATGATAATCATACCTACTACTAGTTATCCAATAGTTTGCTGATTGTGTTACTCCACTACCACTCGTTGCGTAAGTCATGAAGATATATTGGGAGCCTTCAACTCTAGCATCACGACCATATCCCGTTATTCCTAAGTCAACAGTACTTGTTAAACTATCTGCTTGAGATGGTGCATCTTGTATTTGTGTGTTGTTAAACTCATTAGCAGTACCGCTAACAGTTACTGGAGATACTAATTGGTTTCCATCAAGAACAACCATGTCATAATCTTGTGGTACAAATAAGTCATCTGCTAACTGAATACCTTCAGCCTCTTGTGTTGCTGCACTAATAGCCTGTTCATCACCACCAATGATCATGAAATCCTCATTAGCTTTAATGACTGCCTCTTGTACGTAGACATTATCATCTATTACTAATATGGATGAGGAGTATTTCAACTCTTCAGTAGAAGGCTTATTTATTCCTAATTTAGTTCTGTGTAATATGTCTGATTCGATTACTAAACCAGTTTGAGTATTAGCTCTATAAGGAACAAACTTTTTAATTATTTCAAATAAAGACGCATCAAAATATTTAATAAGTCTTATGTAATTTTGTGGATTGTTTCGAGCTTTAAACTTTTTGGTATACTCTACTTGCAACCTCTCCAAGTCCGGATAATATTCTAAACTACTATGTCCTGGATCTCCTATATAATCATCTACACTAAGTCCTCCAAATTGCTCAGCTATATCTTGATTGTATTCAATTACTGGCGATAAGAATATACCTAACCTTGAACTCTCCACTGGAAAGTCATCACTTAAAGATCTTTCAACTTTATTGTTTCTGTATAGTTGATTACCTCCAGCAAGTACACTCTGATCAATACGTATCTTATTACTCAAACTTCTGTTTCCTCCTAGATCTGGCCATTCAGTTGAATGTATTTCTACAATAGAGTCATACAAAGGTGATCTCATTCTAACAAAAGAACCTGATTTAGGTGCTCCTGAGTTAAATGTGTTTATATCTTGATTAGGATGTTGAGAGTAGTAACTTGAAGTTGTTTGATAGTTAGTTTTCTTGTTATCTGAACCTAAACACAACCTAAATGCTAAATCGTAGAAACTAGAAGTACTGCCAGTATAAATGTCAATGTTATTTCCTTGGTAGCTTGTAGGAGCTAATGCATGATTATCAAGTATATTATCTCTTAGAGTCGTAGTCCAATATCTAAATTCTTGTATACTACCTGATAACAAACTTATTGATTCAGATTGTGCAAAAGTAAATGAAGATGAGCCGGGAATCCATAAGTTGCCTGGAGTTGTGAAATTTGTGTTGTACGAAGAGCTTACTGCTCCATCTATTGTTAAGGATGCTGTTTGAGTTGAAACAACTTTCTCATAGTTTGTTTTTTTAACTACTAAGGTGTATTGTTGCTCAATAGAACTACTGTCACTTTCAACTTCTCTCTTTAAAGTTATACTGTGGAAAGTTCCATCATAAATTGAAGAACTTACACTAGCTGTTACCCATCCACTAGCACCATTTAAGAAGAATCCTAAATAATCTCCACTACCACTTTTGAAAGCTTTAATTTGCCATTTATTTGGCACTTCCATTATTCGCTGATCATTCTGCTGATTCTTAACCATCTTCACTCGTAGTTGAGTTGAGTTTGGATATTGATTATTCTCAGCTAAAGATTGCCATGGAACATATAAAACTTTAGTAGGGTCTGTATAAGTGTAAGAAGAGGAGAAGTAAACTCCAGATCCAGAATATGTTAATTGTGTTGGATCAGTATAACCAACTTGTAATGCATAGTTAAATCGCTCATGTACAAAATCTGTCTTTGTGTCAAAGTCAGGTTCAGCACCACCATATTCTCTTATTCTTAGTATTGTTTGAGGAATACCAAAACAATTTATCAATGCTCGTAAACCTCTATCAGTACCTTTTGTTTTTAATAAGTAAGGTAAATTATTTACAATACGTTTCCAAACCTCTTTAGTCTTATCTTCAACGGTTATACCATATCCTGAGTTTAGTGATCCTGTTGTATCAGTACCTAACACATAACTCCACAAGTCTTCTAAGGTATTACCATTTTCAAAATCTAATCCTAAGTTCTTAGAAACATGGTAAATTAAATCTTTACTAAAACCTTCCCATATTGATTGCTGTCTATCAGACAAATCAGAGATACCTTTAACATATCCAAAGATAAGATCATAGTAATGACCTATCATATTCACAAATAAGACATAATCATCATTACTCTTATCCTGCAATATGTGTAATGGTACAAGCTTTTGTAGTGAGTTTGGATTGTTTTGATCAAACAAACTTGCTGAAGAAATTATA